CTTCATCTGGCAGTATAACAGTTTCGCCTTTTTCTACTCGGCCTTTGCTGCAATGTAATTTAATTGCATTCACTAATACTTTTTTCATTTTAGTCTCCAATGATGTGAAAGGGGCAACCGAAGCTGCCCCTAGTTTTACACTACTTATGAAGTTGTGTTGTCAGCAATGATACCATTTGCTTTTTCATTTTTAGCACAAAGTGTTAGCTCTGTTACAACTTGACGTGTTGTGTTGTCGCCAGTTTTTGCTAGTGCAACATTCTTTGTTCCACGTAAAACTGCAACTTCCCACATGTTGTCTTGCATGATGAAAACGTCACGCGATCTGTTTTCACGAGAAGGCATAAACTCAACAGAACCCCAAGGTGTTACATATACAGCAAGTGATTTGATAACTTTCTCATCACCAGCTTGTACTGCTGAACGCTGGTTGTTGTTACCAGTGAAGCCTAAAGCTACATTCATTTGGAATGCAGATAAGTACACTGTATCTGGCTTACCGCCCTCTTCCCAAATTGACTGCATAACGCCATCAAATTTAGTTTGTGAGAATGCTGTTGCTGTACCATCATCAGTACGTGCATCAGAACCATCACCAGTTGGGTTTGCGCCAGAGTTACCAGATTGGAAGTCTACGTTTGTAATCATCCATGCTGGAGCGCCTGCAAGTTCGCGTGCTGTTGTTGCATTGCCTGCAACTCTTGCGTTGTTTGCAAATAGAGCTTTTTCAATGTCTAATTTTTGCTCTTTTGCGATTTTTAAAGTTTGGTATGCAACTTCTTTTGCGCGGCCTGCTTTATTTAGACCTTCATCTGTATCAGGAACTACAACTGCGTTCTTAAAGATTTGTGTATAGTTGCCTAAACGAGATGTTGCTGTACGTGCTTCAGCAGCAGTTGCGTCACCTTCGATGTGAGCGTTTGCACCAGATGCACGTAGTGAATCTGTTTGCCACTCTGTTAAAGTATTCTTAGCTGTAGTTTTGCCAGACTTAGAATAAAATGGAGTTTCTTCAGGAGAAACGTTGTAGATTACATCCGATAAATCTTCACGGATGCCGACAGCATCATAGCTGTCAAATGTGTTGGATGGTTGTGCCATGTTTTTTCCCTTTCAAGGATTAAGAAGCTATTTCTAGCTATCACCAATTATCAAGTTCAATGCATCATCAATTGAACCTGTCTTCTGCAAGCGCTGTTGCGCTTTTTTACGAGTTGCAGCATTCCCATCTTGTCTTTTCTTAGCACCAGCTTTCACTACAGGGCGAGCTTTATTGCTCTTAGTCTGTACTGATTTCTTTTTAGCCACCAACTCACGATATTTGCGCGCATCATTTAATGCTCGTACATATCTAGCATCTGTCACTGCTTGCATTTCTTCTGCGGAAAATCCGTAGGAAACGCCAGTTTCAACAAGTGCATCTTTAAGTCCTTGACCCTTCTTAGGATCAACTATTTCAGGAATGTACTCTTGCAAAACTTGTGCTTGCTCTTGAAGGTAGGCTTGGTGAGCCTCTTGTTGAGCTTGCATTCGTTGCCTTTGTACCCCTTGGAGTTGGAACACATTTTGGTCATACTGTGTCTTCGCCTCATCGTATTTGAGCTTTTCTTCCATGTATCCTATCGGATCACTTTCAAATAACTCTCTCGATGGTGGGGTTGGAGCTTGTAAACCACCTTGTGTAGCTTGCTGGTGCAACTGGACAATTTGTGCCTGCTGCTGTTGCAATACGGCGTGTTGCTGTTCGAGATTCTTTCGTACCTCGGCAGCCTCTTGAAACCGCTTATTAATTGCCGCTTGTCCCGCAGCAGATTGCTTGAGCTGATCCAGTGTCCAATGCTCTTCTTTTCCATCAACTTTGATGGGGATAAGCTTGGTGTCTTCAGTAGCCTCTACAGGGTCTTCGTCGTCAACTTCCACATCTTCAAGATCATATTCTTCATCATCTTGTTCGCTGGATGCTTCTAATTCAGCGTCATCGTCGCTTTCGGCTACAGCCTCAATCTCCTCACCCTGATCGTCATCTTCAGGTTCAGTGATCTCATCTACAGCTTCGCTAAGATTATCGCCACCAGTATCTTCTGGGGCGGGTGATAATAAGCTTTCTACAGCTTGGTCTAGGCTAGTCGATTCCATCGGTGCTAGTTCCTTTGTTTGCGATCTAAAATTATCTCTGCTTGTATTGAAGCGTCGAGTTTAATTTCGATCTGGTTCACTGCACGCAGTATTGCGTGAGCATCTTCACGTACATCAACGTCTGATGCACTACTGTCAGCGAATAACCTTAATTGGTCATCGCGTACCTGTTGCATAAAGTTCTTGAAGGCTGTGTCATTTTTTAGACGCTTGGCCTCATTTGCATTTATGCGTATTTCTGTTGTCATTGTTGTGGATTACCTTGTGCTATGCCGCCAACCATTCGAACCTTGTCTTGTTCTGCTTGTATGCGGGCAATATCTACTTTTGTTCCATAATCGCCATATACTTTAGCTGCATCAACGAGCAAGTCTTGCGCCATTTTATCTCGCTTCAAGTCATCTTCTGCGGCGGCTTTTTGCGTATCAAGCTGTAATTTAGCCATATCTGATTGCATCTTAGCTTGCGCTTTCATTTGTTCTGCCTGCAAGAACGCAGCATTAGGGTCTTGTGCTTCACCTTGCTGTGCTTGCGCCTCTTGTTGCTGTTGTAGCATTTGAGCTTCAATTTCTTCAGTAATTGGAGCGAAATAGCGGTCAGCGTTTCTTATGCCAGCAACAGCCAATTGATCCGCTAATGTGTTTCGGATATTAGTCATACTCACTAAACCATTCATTGGGCCATATGTCTGATAAACCATAGTCTGCATTTGCAGTGCTTGGCTAAGTGCCATAACTTTTTCTTCCTCACGCCCAGTTCCCAATCCAACATTAATGCTAACGTCCATTGAGCTATCCCATACTCTAGGATCAACTGGTACAAATGTGCCGTTCATACGCATCATTTGCTCTTCATCTACGTTTTTATTTGATAGTCGTAACATTATGCCAAACAAGTCTCTCATGCCATCTGCTAGGTTACGCACCATAACTTCAACTTGCCCAGCCGCAGCTTGCACAGTAGCTTGCACAGCCGCTTTAGTTGTAGATTGCATTGCATCTGGGTCTAATCCCATAGAAGCCCGTGAGACGCCTGTTTTAGTCTCTACAAGGCCATCTAGGTAAGTTAATGCACCTAATGTCTGCCCAGCAGTAAATGGCACTGACAAGTCTTGTACCGCACCAGCTTGGCGCATTCTTACGATTGCACCAATCTCGTTGTTTAGCACGTCATCAATGTTAGCTGCGCCTTCTATGACCGCCAAACGTGGATTATTCGTCATTGCTACGTTATCTAAAATTGAACGTAGTATTGATGTAGCTGCGTCTTGGTCATCCATAACTATTTCAGCTAGTGAACGTCCATAGAATGTATGTGGTTCTGGGTCTATCTCAAACTTAGCAAAAGGTAACTCATCGCATGGCTCAAAATCTAGCATCTCATATGATGTACCACCGCAGGTAATTTTGTGTAATACGGGTATGCCAGTGCCATCAGCATCTATTCGCATATATGCTTCTGTCACAGTTACATTCTTCATTGATGGGTCTTGCTCATCTTCATCAGATGTATCTAAGTCATATCCACGTCTTTCATGCACTTCAGCTTCAGTCATTTCTGACCCGTTATCAAAGCTGTTTAAATCTAATACAACTTCAGGGTCATACCCCATTGCGATTAAATCACCCGCACGCATTTCAGTTCTATGAGCCACCAAGTAAGCATCTTTAAGATTGCGTGCATCTCGGTTTACAAAGAACTCTTCAGGTGGAACGCTTTCTATACATAGTTCACCACGTTCTTGTTGGCGGCTAATCTTTATGCTGTGTGATGGTGTTTCTATCTCCATGCCCATCTCATCCATTGAGATACTCATTTCTGTAGTTTGCTCTAGCACGCTTACTTCATCATCATCTGTAAGATATGCAAGTTCTCTTTTTT